GTAGTAAAGCCTGTGAGATATACTTTCGGTGTAACTAGTTTACTCATTGTTATTAGATTGTAGTGTATTCATTAGCTTAGTCCAGTCAGTGTCTGGGTTAAAACCAGCTTTATCATCTAATAACGCATCATAGTAAAACTTATCACTGAAATCACATACGTGATCTGATTCAACATTAAGATTTTCATTGACATAATCAAAATATATGTCGTGATCCACTAAAAACTCCATTAGTTTATCAATATACTCCGGATAACTGGAAGTATACATTATCATTACTATATCTTCTCTTGTTGAAATATACTGTAGAGCTTTTTCAGCATCATTATAGAATTCAAATTTATTATCATTATGATGTGTGGGTTTAATCATAGTACCATGCACATCTATTGCAAGATACATGAAATCCCAGTTATTATCCTTCATCCGTTTTAATGCTTTAGTAATATGTTCCATAGGATTGATATATACCGTTAGTATATGTACACACAATAAAGAGTCAAGAAAAAAACAACATTATACTGTTAGTGTCATTAATCACGAAGTTAATGGTAATGAACGTATACAAGATACATTCATTGAATACATCAAGACGGTAGAGAATGGTAATAAAACAGGATTTAACACATCTAACAACCGTTGGATGCCACATGAATCTATTGAGGGTGGTAGTTATACAATAGCATATGGACATAAAATACAAAAAAATGAAACATATTTAATGAATGGTATAACCGATGATGAGGCTATAGTATTATTGAAAAATGATATATATAAAGCGAGAATTAAAGCTAGAGTAGAAATAGACAATAAATATGGCACCGGTACTTTTGAATCATTGCCTATTAAGCATCAAGAAATGTTAATTGATTTTGTATTCAATCTAGGTGGATTAAGAAAATTTCCAAACTTAACTATGGGTATTGTTGATAATAATAAACATATTATCCGTAAGGAATATAAGCGATATAGTTCAGGTAAAGAATTGATAGGTAGAAATAGAGCATTTCACTCTAGGTTTCTACATTGAACCTCCCCTAGGCTAAAGACCTAGGGGATTCATGGTTCACAGACCCGAAATTTTCTTTAGATTTCTCTAAAAACTTTTTCAGCGCCTCCCCATGTTTTTGTTTTGTGTCCGACTTCGTTCCGAAACCAGACAAAATTTTAAGACCTTGGTTAAGTATATTTCGAGCGGCGTTCACGTCCCTATCGTGAAGAACTCCACATTTAGGACAGGTCCATTCCCTGACGTTTAATGGAAGTTTGTCAATGACAAATCCATCATTTGAGCAGGTTTTGGAACTTGGAAAAAAGCGATCTACCTGTACGAAATCTCTTCCATTCCATTCTGATTTATACTTGAGTTGCCTAACTATTTCGTTCCAAGAGACTTCTTGAATTGATCTAGCTAGTTTATGATTTTTCATCATGTTAGCAACACTCAAATCTTCCAAAACTATAACTTGATTCTCGCTTACAATTTTAGAAGTTAATTTATGAGTGAAATCTAACTTAATGTTTGATATTTTATCAAAAGTTTTCGCTAAAGAAAAACGAGATTTCTCTCGATTCTTCGATCCCTTACATTTCTTACTGAGTTGACGGTACTTATACTCCAGTTTCTTACGAAACTTTTTCGCAATCTTCGGGTTTTTAACTTTAGTTCCATCAGAAAACGTCATTAAATCCGTTAATCCTAGGTCGATTCCGATTTGTTTCGTTACTTTCGCTTTCGGTTCCTTCAAACCCTCTTCAACCGTGAAAGCAACGAAGTATTTTCCAACTTTATTTCGAGAAATCGTAACGAAAAGAATTTCAAAGTTTTCTCCAAATTCCCGAGATTGAACAACTTCGATAGGTGTTTTTAATTTCGGAATCTTCAATTTCCCGTCAGCATATTTGAAAAATTGAGGAACCGTGAAAGATTGCTTATAGAATTGACGACCCTAAAACCCGGTCTCTTTAGCGCCGGGATACAGGGTCGCGGGGGTGTTTGAAGAAAATTTTCAAGAAAATGTAAGAAATTTTACGAAATAAGTTGAAAATTCCTAAAATTTAGTGTAAATTATTCCGTGGTTCTCAAAGCCTACAAATATCGAATTTATCCAACCGAATCTCAGAAAGTTCTGCTTTCTAAGACTTTCGGTTGCGTTCGATATGTTTATAATCGAGGTTTACATTTGAAAACCTCAGTTTACCAAACTGAAAAGAAAGGTCTTTCCGTTTTTGAAATTACGAATCAGATGGCGAAATGGAAGGAAACTGAGGAAGCGAAATGGTTGAAAGAAGTTAATAGTCAATCACTCCAAATGAGTCTGAGAAACTTGGATATGGCTTTCACCAAGTTTTTCAAAGAGAAAAAAGGCTTTCCGAAGTTTAAAAGTAAATATGACGGGCAATCTTTTACAAATCCACAAAGTACCAAGGTTGATTGGGAAAAATCATTAGTATCGATTCCGAAATTTAAAAAGGGAATTAGAGCAGTTTTTCATCGTCAATTTGAGGGGAAAATCAAATCTTCGACGGTTTCGAAAACGCCTACGGGAAAATATTTCATTTCAATTTTAGTCGAGGAAAACATTGATTTGCCTAAACTTCCAGAAAAAGACGAAAGCAAATGTATTGGAATTGACTTGGGTTTGAAAGACTTCGCAATTTTGTCTGACGGAACGAAGATTAAAAATCCGAAACATCTCAAAAGTAATCTGAAAAGATTGGCGAAAGCTCAACGCAAGTTAGCTAAAAAGAAGAAGTTGTCAAAAAATAAAGAAAAACAAAAAAGAAAAGTAGCAAAAATCCATGAAAAAGTAGCAAATTGTAGAAAAGATTTTCTTTATAAAGTAACTTCAAATATAGCTAAAAACCAAAGCTATACAAGTGTTGCTATCGAAGATTTAAACGTGAGTGGAATGTTAAAAAATCAGAAATTAGCTAGGTCAATTTCAGATGTAGGATGGGGAATGTTTAAACAATTCCTTAGTTACAAATGTAATTGGTATGGAAAAAATCTGATTGAAATTGGAAGATTCGAACCGAGTTCAAGACTTTGTGATTGTGGATATTACAATCATGAGTTAACTTTGAAAGATCGGGTTTGGACTTGTCCGATTTGTGAGAAAACACACGATAGGGATGTTCTCGCGGCGAACAACATTAAGAAGTTTGCTTTCAGAGAGCAAAACACATATAAAGGAGAATTTTTACCGTCGGAACGACGGGATTTTAAGCCTGTGGAGAAAAACATTGGTTTTTCTGCGAAGCAGGAAGCCACAGCCCTTTAGGGCGTGGTAGTTCACCTCTTTTAGATTTGAACTTTGGGAAACCACCTAACTTCTTGTAAAATCTCAAGTAAGCTACGTCAAGTTTCCTTAGTTCGCTTTGGATTGATTGTGAATTTACTTTTGAAAGAAATTCCGAACCTTCGATTTTTTTAATCTCGGTTAAGCCCCTCACTGTATCGTAATAATTCAGATTTACGCCTAATTCAAGATAAGCGTTTTTCTTAACGTCGAGCATGAAATTCCAAACGTATCGACAAGCTCCAAAAGTAGCGTTTAACGCTTCTTTTTGAGTTTCAGAAGGATACATTCTGAATTTGTATCCTTTGATTACACGTTTTGGCTTCGATACCATCTTTCAAATATGAGTTACACTAAGTTTTAAGAGTTTATTATTTTTTCTTAAAGAATCTCTCACGCTTGGCGAAATTCATCCCCGGAGCTGAAGACTCCGTGGTTTTCTTTCGTCATTTTGATAAAAAAGACCTACCATTAACTGGTAGGTCTTTTTGTTATGGTGAGTAATGTATAATTATCGTATTAAGGAGTTTAATTCTTCAATGGATACATTACGATCGAAACCTCCCGTAACATCTTTAGTGATGACGCTGATGGCGTTGTGGGAGTGAAGTGATTCAAGATGAGATAGTACAATCTTAAAATCTAATATTCTATCGTCTTGATTTAATGCTTTATGGAGTAGTCGTGCAGAGTCCTCTACGAATTTAGGATATGATCCGTTAAGTTCAGCGAATGCCTGTTCATCTTCTCGGAGCACCATTACTTGAGTTTCCGTATGAAGCGCATTCAAACAAATTAAATGTAGATCTTCAATCCACATATGTTTATCGTACTTTACACTTACACGAGCAACAGATCTTTGAGAATGTGGAATACCATCTTTATTTCGATATTTTCGAGCGTGTTCAGCTAACTCTTTCGAGCATGGACATGAACTACTATATACGAAATCAAAATGCATTATACGATTCAACGTACCATTCTCTAGGAGTTCAAATTCAAGAGTTACGTTGTAATACTGATAACCATTCATATTACTACGCAACGACTTTTGTATCATGGGGTAATTAAAACTAAGAAAGATCTTAGCGTCATAACCACCAATTTTTTTTCTATATGCAAACAATACATCTTCTAATAATTCGGTAGTAAACTCTCGATCCTTATATTCGTAAAATGTACGAATAATACGGCTCATATTAATACCTCGATGGATTGCAGCTAAACTAACAGTACCCGTTACACTAGTTTCTAGTTCAATTTTCGATCCATCTTTCCTATCATACTTTAATGGTAGTTTAAAGTTATGAATACCTACCTGCTCAATCTTTACTCGAATATCTTCATATAGATCGTTTTGAAGGTCAGGTAAACTTTCCTTATATTCCGATGATACTACCAAATTTTTATCGTAAAC